CACCTTATGTATAACGAGCAGTTAAAATTGCCCATTGTGCGTAAGGATGGCTACACGGGGATAATACGAAATGAATTTTCGCTCAAAGAAGAGGACAACAGAATTTGGTCACGCGAGGAACTGGAGAAGATATTCGTCAATGATCTCGTTTCTTTTGAGCGTGGCGTTCTTCGAAATGCTCCTAATCTGGTTGGTAATCAGCCGCTCTTCGACGCTTGCGTCGCTCTGGCTTTCAACATAGGGGTGGGCGGGTTTCAGCGGTCAACCCTACGCCAGCGAATCCTGCGGAACGAGTCACCAAAGTCCATAGCCGAGGGATTCATGCAGTACGTCAACAGCGGCGGGAAGGTAACACCTGGATTGGTGCGGCGCAGAAAAGCAGAGGTCGCGCTATTTCTGGACAAGACCTAAAATTTTGGCTTTTAAGAGGTTTGTGAGGTCTTCCCCATGCCTACCCTCAAATTCTTGCAGAAACCGCCTACGAGCCAATTTTGAGGGCTTTGCGAGGATATATCGGGCTAGGTTCTCCATCCGCATCTCAGAGTCCTGCCGTAACCACTCTTTAAGTTCATCTTGCGTTGCAACAAACTCACCTGTGCCTAGCAAATTCCCGGTGAAGTTCTTTTCTGGCTCGGGCGACGGTTTGGATGGCATCTCGCTTCTTTTCAAACGTCCCTAAGTGTACCCTCTTGAACTCGGCGCAGATATGAGCCTCGTAGTTCCCGCTAGGACGCTTGTAGACCCCTTTGGTATTCGTGGTGGTGGGTAGCCTACGCTTGGAGTTCCAGCGGTTTTCCATCTGCGTAGCGGGTCTTAGGTTAGACATTCTATTGTCGGATGGGTTTCCGTTCTTGTGGTCAAGAGCTTCCGGCAACCATCCTCGGTGATAAAGCCAGACTAGACGGTGCTCCATGTAATACTTCTTGGAAATCCCAATCCTGATGTAACCCCGCTTATTGGGCGAGCCAGCAGGACAAAAAGCGTACCTACGGTTCCACATCACATAGGCAGAATACTTGGCAAACGATTCTACGGATCTCGGCTTCCAGTAAAGCCTTCCACCTTTGTAGGTAAAGATTGACCTAAGATATTCCTTGTTCACTCTTGGATTTCGGGTTTTCCTAGTTTCAATTGGGAAGCCTCAAACTGCTGGATGATTCTTAGCATATCTGGCGGTCTCCAACCAGCGGGTTTTTGAATCTTCCCGTTCTCATCCCTCATCACGGTCCCTAGTTCTGCGTCAATCTTCTTTAGGTTCGTGATCGTCACCTCATCCCAGCCCCATTCCAGAGGCAGGTCCATCACCTTTCCAAGTCCGATTAGAACCCAGATCGAGTCACAGATCGCATCCAAAGCATCTGCTTTTGCTATCTGCTCGTCTTGCTTGTTTTCGGCTGCGTGGTGTGCGGCCATAGCCTCTTCCAACTCACCTACTTCTTCTCGCACTAAGTCTAGGTAAAGACCGACCCGCTTTAGATCGGGCGTGTGGTTAGCCGCTTTCATAAAAACTTCAACATCTGAAAATACGCTCATTTTATTTTCATCTGCTTTCTATAAGTGTGCATAAGATCCTCAGTCAGGGTATCTAACTTTTCCTGCTGCTCTTGTAGAACATCTTTTATCGACCAGAGAATCGCGGAAACGCTAGTGGTGTCGCGTTCTGCTAGCAGCTCTAATATGGCTATCGGAGCAGTCAGATCAATGGACACTTCCTCCACTAAAAGCGCGGCTCTGTAAGATGTAAGTTCTTCCATCATTCTTCCTCGTATGGATATGGTTTTCCTAAAACCTGTGCTAACTCAGCCAACAATTCTCCTTGTGGAGTATTTTTCCATCTCTCATCCCCACAAAAAGAACTAAGTACGTCGTAGACCTGCTCTAGTAGATTTACCACGGTATGTCGTCCTTTATGTCATCAAAATCTTTTTGCGGTGCTTGTTTTTGTCTTGGCTCTTGAACTTTTAGGCTCATAAACTTTCCCGTCTTGCCTTCCTTGATCCAAGCGGCCAGTTCATACTCTTTCCCGCCTACGTTGATCTTGCCAGTATATTTGGGCGCTTTTTCATTTTCAGATTCGTTCTTAAATAAGATTCCTGTGTTAGTACGATCATATTCCATTAGATTGTTCTCCAATGTTGGTTAGTTTTAATACGATGAATTTGACTTGTTCCTACACCAAATTTTTTAGCAATAGAAGAAAGCGAACCAGTTAAATTTCTAATTTCTAAAACTTGTTCTTTGGTTAACTTTCTAACCTTACTTAGTTCTCCAGATATTTTTAATTGCCCCCCTCTGTTTCTGCGCTTTCTGTCTAAATTGTTTTCTTTTGCTGTTCCAACATACAAATGATCTGGGTTTACACAAGAACGTGTGTCACAGGTATGACAAATAAATTTGCCGTTTGGAATTGGTCCTTTATGTAGTTGATATGACCATCTATGCGCTCTAATGCGCTTTGTATTTGGGCTTACTCTCAATTTTCCATAACCATTCTCATCAAGCCAGCCCATCCAAATCCAACAGCCAGACCAAGGAACAGTCTGAATTTTTTCTTGAAAAGGTTTAGCAGTTTTCATTTCGCTCCTAAATAAAGACCTACATTAGCAAATGAATAACCCAGAAAAGCAATGCCCAAGCCCCAATTCCCACGAATAAGCAAATCCAGCGCGACAATAAGATAAACAACTCCCACCCCCGCGATCAGCCACGCCGCCACTCTAGCCACCCGCTAAGAATTACCACCCCGATCATAAAAAACACAAACTTGACTGCGCTCATTGCCGAAAAGCTAATGATTAGGTTTAGTGATTCGTTCATACCGTTGCTCTCCTCTTTTCATAATGTCCCAAAACAGCTCGTAAAAATACTCAGCGTTCTGAGTGTCCTCGGACATCTCTTTTCGTAAAGCATCCTCAAGCATGATGAGTTGTATAAGTGCCTGTTCCAGCACATCTCTTTTTATGTCGTAGATCATAGCCAATCAGGGTTGGACAGACTCCACATCACAGTCTGCTCTAGCCGCTCTCTGACATCCATTTTCGGAACCCACCCCAGAGACTTCATAAATGACCCGTCTAGCGCGTATCTCAGGTCGTGTCCTGGACGGGAGGAATGAAAGTCCACCATCTCGTAGTTCAGGGGTTTTTCTTGTATCTCAGCAATCGTGGTTGCGACCTTCAGGTTATCCCATTCCTCTTTGCCGACAATGTTGAACTTGGGACACTTTGCCCCACCGTAATCCAGCATAGAAACCGTAGGGCGGTCTAGCAGAAATAGCATTGCGCTGGCTACGTCCCGGGCGTGGATGTAGTGCCTGGACCCCGCCTTGGTTTTACTAGGATTGGCGTGGATAGTAATGGACTGCTCGTTTTGTACCCTGCGGATACACATGGGAATGAACTTCTCTGGACTCTGTCTTTCCCCAAATACGTTCATGGTGTGGGTGATGTAGATCGGAAGCCCGTAGGTATTCTCAAAGGCCACGCAGAACTCTTCCCCGGCTGCTTTGCTTGCAGAGTATGGGTTAGTGGAGTTATAGCGATCCTGTTCCTTGTAAAACACGCCTTCAGGGGCAGGACCAAATACTTCGTCTGTCGAGAAGTAGATAAACCGTTTTAGGTCTTGGGTGCGGGCAAACTGCAAGAGGTTAAGCGTCCCAATTGTGTTATCCAGCGCAAAGTCCATTGGGAAGTCAATAGAACGGTCTACATGGCTTCCGGCGGCAAGGTGAAGGATGATGTCCACCCTACCTATGTGAGAGGCAACGTGGGGGTTTATTTCGGCTTTTAGATCGTGGTGGACAATCCTAACCCTGTTCTTGTGCGGGTTGTCTCGCAAGACGTTGTGCAGACGGTTTAGGTTTCCAGAGTAGTCCAGCCGGTCAAGGCTGATGATCTCTGCGTCCGTGTTGTTTAGCAGTTCGTCTATTAAATGATGGGCGATAAACCCCGCTCCCCCGGTGACCAAGATCCTCATTCACATTCCCGAGCTACTTGGTCTAGGAACTTCTTGATCTGCTCTAGCATCTCGTCTATCTCTTCCTGCTTGGGTTCGAACCGGACTATAAAAAGTCTTTTAGATTCCCGAACCCTGTCATCAAAACTCACAAAGTCCACCCACTTCCTGCCCGTACACGCAAGCTGGCACATCATTTGTCGCTTGTATTTCGTGGGAACTTTGCCTTCTGATCGGTATCGCAAATGGTTTGCCGTTCTGGGCGCTTTAATTTCGATGAGACCTTCATCCCCGACCAGTCCGTCAGGAGAAGCGCCAAAGAACTCGATCTCGGGGTGGAGCCAGAAACCCGTCTGGGTGACAAAAGTCCCGGTGT